CGCCCGTCAGCTCGAACGCGATCTGTCGCGTCGAGATTCCATCTCGATCTCCGCTCGGCGCGGCCGTCGTAGACAGCGCCGGGGCCGTGATCAGGAACTTGTTCCCGAGCGTCGATCCGACCGTGAACCGAGCACGGTAGGAGGTGTTCGCCAGGAAGTCGTTCAGCATCGAGAAGACGCTCTCGGGGAGCAGGTCAGGGTCGAAGCTGCCGGTCGGGTTCCGCTCGGTGATGTGCGTGTTCGTGATGCCGGCGGCGTCCGCCATGCACTTCACGTAGGCGATGTTGTTCTGCATCGCGAAGCCGATGTTGGCGATGCACGGCACGTACTCGAGGGCGAACGTGTCGGCCGCGTGCCCCAGCGCCAGGTCGGCATCGAGCAGGACCGGCGGGACCGTCTGCCCGTAGGTGATGCTGCCGACGTTGCCCTGGTCGGCGACGGCCCCGAAGCCGCCCTTGAACTCGAAATCCAGGCGGCCGGGCTCGCCGATGACGCCGGAGAATGAGAAGGTTCCGCGCGCGAACTTCATCGACTCGCGGACGCCGTCCTTGGCGATCCCCATCGAGAGGCTCGGGATCTGGAACTGGGTCTCGAAGCTGGCGGCGGCGAGGATGCCGATGTTCGTGTCGGCGGTGGTCACGTTCTGCATCGTCTCGCCGGTCGAGAAGTGCCCGCTCTGCATTCGGACATAGACCACCTTGTTGGCCCCGGCCGTGAAGGCCCCGAAGGCCTGCGCGCGGGCCCCGCTGGTCGTACCCTTCAGCAGGTCGCCGTCAGAGATCGCGTCCACGAGTCCGGTGGCGTCGAAGGTGATCGCGGTGAGCGCGTAGCTCTGCGGCCACCAGCCGTACCCGCCGTTGGCGGTGTAGGCAGAGGCCGTGGCGGTCGCCGTGCTCGAGGCCCCCGTGATGACGTCGGTGCCGTTGAAGGTCCCGGTGCCGAGGCCGCCACCCTGGGCGATCCAAAGGGTCGTCTGTCCGTTGTAGGTGTCGGCGACCACGACGCCAGTCGCAGAGCTCGTCGCTTGCGACACCGCCTCGCCGTGCCGGAACGGGCCGTTGGTGATCGCGCCGATCGTCAGCTTTCGCACGACCTCCTGGCGGAATCCGCAGGCGCGCAGCGGAAGGCCGAACTGGGGGACCGTGCCGAAGGCGGTCGTGCCGGTCAGCTCGAGGCCGAATTTCATCGTGGCCGTCCGGATGCCGGATAGGCCCTGGAGGCGCGTCAGGCTCCCGCGATTGATCTGGCGCTGGAAGCGCGGCAGGTCGTACTCGATCGTCGGGTCGATGACCAGATACGAGCCATTCCCGGCCGTGAAGAGGCTCGAGTGCGCCGTGCCGTCGGTAGGCTCCTCGGCGATGAAGATCTGGTGCAGTCGCTTCAGGGACATCTCGGCCTCCTAGATGGCGGCTCCGGGGTTGTGGTAGAGGGTCCGATACAGGACCTCGACGTCGACCCTGGCGGAGCCCAGGGGAGAAGAAGGTTCGGAGTCCTGGATGTCCTCCCCTGTCCCACGGGTGGTCAGCGCGACGCCGCCGCGGGTCCAGTCGGCGAGCAGCGCCACGCGAACGTCCGCGCAGAGCTTCTCGATCTTCTGCGCCCAGTCCTGGGTGTCGACCATCAGCAGCAGCGTGATCGGGAGCGTGTGCTCGATCATCGCCAGCCGGCGGTCGTCGCTGCGCGTGAGCCCAGGCACCACGGCGATGGCCGGGAAGCTCGTGAACTCGGCCATGTTGCCGAGGAAGCGGTGGACCTTCCTGACCCTGTGGTAGTAGGTCGGGCCGCCCTGGATCGAGCGGAGCGTCGTCTCGACATTGTCGAGGATGCGCTCGCGGATCGTGTCCTGCGCGGGGTCATAGGCCATCAGCGCACCTCCTCGAGCTCCAGCTCGCAGTCGACGGTCGTGGCGCCGGTGATCGAGTAGCGCAGGCTGCCCTCGAGAAACCGCACCTCGATTGACGGGTCGTCCGGAGGGTCGAAGTCCATCGCCACGGTCGGGCCGAACGTCCGGTTGCGGTAGAGGTCGCGGATCCGAGCGATCAGCTGACGGGGAGCCTGGCTCCAGACGAGCTTGTAGATGCGCAGCTCGCGCTCGTTGATCTCGCGCACGCGCACGGCCGGAGAGCCATCAGGGGTCGAGGCCGCCGGTCGCCAGGAGATCCTGGTGAAGGGGAACTCCGAGCAGATATCGAACGTCTCGGCGGCCATCAGTTCCTCGCGATCGAGACCTTGACGGCGCGGCCGATCTGGGCTTGGCGCTCTGCGTCACGCCGCAGAAAGGAGGAGAAGAAGCGGAGGCGCGGCGGGATGGCAACCATCGCCTCGAGCCTCCACATCGCCCTCCAGGCCCCGCCCTCGTTGACGAGGATGAACATTCTCCCGTCCTCGAGCCGGATCAGCTTGGTGCGCCCTGGCGAGCGCAGCGCCGCGGCGGACTTGTACTTCGGCAGCCCGTCAGATCCGACGTTCAGCTCGGTCGGGATCGTGAGCGCCCCGGCCCGCTTGGGCGTGATGATCGTGGGAGCGCCATTCTCGCCCTCCTGCGTCGTCGAGTAGCCCTGGCCCGTCAGGGTCTTGATGCCAGTCCCAGTCGTGTAGACGCGGACCCCGGGCTCGATCGAGTCGGGCGAGTCGACCTTGAAGGTGAAGGAGTCGCGCAGGTGGCCGCTCCTGGAGATCAGGCCTGGCCGACCGCGGAAGGACGATCGCACGTCCGCCACCTGCTGCGCGCCCCAGCCGCGGAGGGTCTTGGTGATCTCGCGGCCCATCTGCGCCGGGAGCGCATTCAGGCGCCGCAGGGTGCTGGCGTTCTTCTGGCGCGCGGACGCGGCGGACTCGGTGGTGGCCATCAGTACACCGACCGGCGCTTGTAGAAGTGCAGGGTGCGCTCGACCGACGGCAGCCAGTCGTAGGCCTTCTCGAAATTCGTGCTGTTCGGGCCGACGACCAGGTTTCCACCAGGAGAGGTCAGCCGACGCTTGTAGAGGTAGGCGGTCTGCAGCTCCGCGGCCTCGGCGAGCTCGGGGAAGGCGGACTGGAACGCGGCGACGGTTGTCGCCAGGCCGCCGGTGTAGACGGCCTTGATGTAGGTCGGACCGAGCACGCGCCCCGTGAATGGGTCGACGATCCCGCGCAGCGTCGTGATGAATCTCACGCGCCCCGTCTCGTTCTCCAGGACGTAGTCGGTGCCCCGGGTAAGGTCTGTTGGGTAGGCGACGAAGTCCCGCTGGTTCGACGCCTGGAGGATGGGCTCGGGCGTGTCGAGCACGGGGAAGCCCTGGAGCTGGACGATCCTCGACGGCGGCCACATGGGGATCGTCTCGGTGTGCTCGTCCTGCAGGGCGTAGCGACGCATCTCGCCCTCCATGCGGGCTGAGACAGAGGTGATCAGCCTGGAGATGACGGCGTCGCGCTCGACGTCGTCGTCGTCGAAGCGCAGCGCATCCCTGACGCGCGCGAGCGTCGTGAAGTCCAGGCCGGTCGCCATATCAGCACTCCTCGTCCTCGTCCTCGTCGTCCTCGTCTGGCGCCGGACGGATCGTCACGGTGGCGCCGACCTGCGGCACACCATCGGGGATCACCAGGACGCGGTCCTCCTGGCCCGGCGGAATCATGTCCAGCCGGTCGATGATCGCGCCGCTCGGGTAGAGGACCCGGCCGCCGCTATCGAGGATTGATCTGTGATACCGGACCTGGAACCTGGGCATTCTTCTTCTCCTCGCCCTTGCGCGGGCGCACGTCGGGTCTCGGGATCGAATCGAGCACGCGCTCGTCGGCCTTGATCTCCGCCGCCTTCTTCTGCTCGCCTGCCGAGAAGAAGGTCTCGCGCATCTGCTGGAAGCGCGCGTGCGAGACGGGCGTCGGCTGAGCCTTGCCGGTGACCGGCTCGAGCTTGTACTCCTGGCCCCGGACGCACTCAGCGACGAAGGGGTCCTCGAGGTCGAGCACGCCGCCGGGCTGCAGCCACAGGGACTCCTTGTCGATCGAGGGCGGGAAGAAGAGGTTCTTCCCCTGGCAGACACTGAAGAGCTTCATGGTTCTGAAAACGCGAGCCGGCGCTGGCCGCCGAAGAAGGCTGCCGCGCCGGCTCGGCGTAGGAAAGGAGGAGTGGAGTGATCAGACGATGTTGAAGCCGTAGGTCTGGGCCGTGTAGGCCGCGGTGTCCTTCGAGCCGATCAGCACGACGATGATCGAGACGGTGCCAACGAAGGTCCCGGTCTCGGTCAGCGTGGCCGACAGGTAGCGCTTGCGACCCTCGAGCTTGATGCGGGCGACCTGCGTGGTGTTGTCGCCGGACTGGCCGGTGGCCGCGCCGGTGACGTTGAGCAGCGCGCCCGTGATGTCCGAGTACGCCGATCCGGCCGTGGCCGTTTCCTTGAACTGGATCGCCAGGAGGTCCGAGGTCGCCGTGATCGCGTCCGACTGCTGGACGATGATCAGAGCCTCGGCGAAGCCTGAGGTGTCCACGTCCAAGTTCGGAGAGGAGTTGTTGAGGGTAGTCGTCGCCGAGAGGCTCGTCGGAACGAGCAGGGTGACGGCCTTCACCAGAGTCTGAGGGTTGAACTGCATCGTGGTTTCCTTCTCGTGATCTCCTGGATCAGGCGGTCGCGCCGGTCATGCCGGTCGTGTTGCACAGGGCCTCGGGGCGGCGGATGCCGATGTCGATGTCGATGGTCGCCAGGATCTCAGTGACGAGATTCGCCCAGGCCGGGATGTCGGAGATCCGCAGGCTCATTGTCGACCAGAAGCCGATGCCGAAGAAACCCCAGTTGGCGAGCAGGATGTCGTTGGTGGGGATCGTCATCGACGACTCGAAGGGCAGGCCCTGGAGCGAGGTGCTGATCGGGAGCGAGTCGAACAGGCGGCGCGACTTCGGCTGGATGTTCGTCGCGTCGTCCTTCATCTGCTGGAACTCGCGCATCACGGCCGGGTGCATCGCCCACTTGAACGGCCCGGGGACCTTGTCCTTCCGGAGCTCGTACTGCATGTCGATCAGCTTGTCGTAGGCCGTCGAGTCGTAGGCGTTGCCGAACGAGGTGACCGTGTTGATGCCGCTCGTCTGGAGCAGGCCGCGCGGCTCGTTCGAGACGCCCGAGCCGTTGAAGAAGACGTTGTCGACGCCGAGCGCCATCTCCTCGGAGATGTCCTGGCGAACGAAGGCCTCGACCGCTCCGCCCGACTGCGTGATCAGCCGGTTGCTGATGCCGACGCGGATCGCGCCGGTGTGCGGGCGCATCTCGATCTGGCCGAACGCCAGCTCGGACTTCGTGATCGTGGTCGGCGTCTCGCCAACCCAGTACATCGTCGAGGCCGCGGTCTTCTTCGGGATCTGGACCGGGCTGTTCTTCAGGCCAGTCCACATCTGAGCACCCAGCTTCGCGGCGACCGCCTGCTCCTTCAGGAGCGGGATCAGCTCGTTGACGAGCACCTCGTTGGGGATCAGGAAGCCGCCGGCCGAGTCGGTACCGGCCGTCATGTCCTTCCCAACCGCCTTGCCGGCGTTGATGACCTCGAGCTCGTACCCGCACTGCGAGTAGTCGCCGGTCTTGGCGGCGTAGAGGAGCTTGGAGAACTGGAACTTGGCCGTCTCCTGCTTGCCGAGGCCCGCGACCGCAAACTGCGCCCGGCGACGCTCGTCGTCGCGGATCGCAGCGTTGATCTTCTCGTCGATCGCGTTGCCGAGCTTGACACACAGGTCCTCGTCCCGCTTGTCCAGCGACAGCTTCATCTGGCCCATCAGGGCCTGGCCGAGCGCTTCGATCGAGGCCTTGTCCAGAGTGTTGACGTCCATCAGATTCTCTCCTGTGCGAGTCGCTGTGCGACCCTTGCCACTGCCGCTTCGAGGAGTCTTGTCGGGCTCGGCGCAGAAGGCGGCAACGCACGTCCCACGGCTGCCTCGATCGAGACGCGCGTTTCAGCGAGCTCCGTGCGCAAAGTCGCGACCTCTCCGGCGACGCCGCTCATCAGGTCGATCAGCAGGTCGACCTTCTCCTCGAGCGAGAGCGGGGCCTCCTCGGGCGCCGGCTCGACAGCCGCCGCGACGGTCTCGGTCTTCACCTGATTGAGCTTCCCGTCAGCCCCCAGCTCGAACCGCCACTGGACGTTTCCCGAGCCGACCGTCAGCGACGTCGTGCCCGAGGTCGTGGTCGGAAGCGGATCGGGATCGCCGGCGGACTGGGCGACGGAGACGGGCGGGTCGCTCGGCGGGATCTCGACCGAGTCGACCTGAATGCGGCGCTTCTCGCTGAGGTCGACGACCGCACAGGCCTGGGCCTCGGTGATCTCGCCGCGACGGACCATGTCCTGCAGCGCGCTCTTCACGGCGCGGACGCCGAGAGCGGCGGGGTTGGCCGGGATCGTGCAGTTGCTGAGCTCGATCTGCTCCTGCTTCTCGAATAGGACCCCGTAGGGGCCCAGGCCCAGCTGCTCGCGCTCGTCGGGCGACTCCGGCCAGGTCATCTTGATCGGCAGGAATCCGACCGAGACCGCGCGGATGACGCCCTTGTCGACGAGCTTCCAGATGGTGTCGGCCGCCGAGCTGATCCCATCCTCGAGATAGGTGATCGTTTCGAGCAGGGCCGAGCGCCCCTTCCACTCACCCTTCTCCATCTCGGTCACCTGCCCAATCGGAAGGCTCGCCTCGAAGGAGTCGATCGTGTCGTGGCGCCAGAGCGCCTGGGGGTTCTTCCGGAAGGTCTGGAGCTCCCAGCCCTTGACGAGGATGACGTCGCCCATGCGGTCGACCGTCTCGTCGGAGGCGATGTAGCGCTTGGAGCGGACGGGGTCCGTCTCGGCGCGCACCAGCGGCTCGGCCAGGGTGCGGAAGTGCCGCTCGCCCGTGTCGCACTTGATCGCGCGCACGTCGTGGACGTTGGCGGCCTTGAAGTCTCCCTCCGTGGCCATGCCGGAGAAGATCTTTCTGGCGAGCTCGGCCAGCTCAGGCTTGCGGATCAGGAGTTCCATGTCTCAGTTCCTCGAGGAGCATTTCGTAGAGCTTCTGGCTGCTAGGTGGGTCGGAGCGCGGCGCGCTAGGCCCCGTCTGGTACTGCGCCAGGAAGAGGTTCTGGTCGCCCGAGGGCACCTCCTCCGCCTGGCTGCCCACGAGAGCGAGCGCTTCGTTGAGGCTGATCCCAAAGCCCCGTCCCACGAGCTCGCCCGCGAGCCGGATCAGGTCGGCGTCGTCACTCTTCAGGGCCGCGACGTTCGAGAGGTCGAAGGCGAAGCGGTAGTTGGCGAACTGCGCGTTCTTCAGGCGAGGGAAGAACGAGCTGTTGATCACGTCCTCGACGGTCTTCAGGTACGAGCTGATCTTCAGCCAGAACTGCCGCCAGGCCTCTTTCATGTTCGAGTAGGTGGCGTTCTCCAGGACGCCGATGATCGGCAGCGGTACCCCGAAGAGGGAGGCGACGACGTCGCGGCTCCACTTCAGCTGGTCGATCGACAGCATGTCCTTGGGGGACTGCGGGACCGGGACCACGGTCGGGTTGCCGGTCAGGATCTTCACCTTGCCGACCGCGCGCGGGTCGGACATGGAGGTGTCGACCTCCTCCTGGAAGGTCTGCTGGGTCTCTGCCGACATCTCCTGGGGGTAGCAGATGAAGGCTCCAGGCCCGCCGGCGCGCAGAGTCGCCTCGCCGTAGCGCTCAGCCTGGAAGGCGATCGAGAGCTGTCGCAGGGCGACCTCGGCCGGGCCGATGCCGCGGCATGGGTCGGTCGGGTCGTAGTTCCGGAAGTGCAGGACCGAGCCGGCGGGGTACTTTTCCGAGAGGCCCCTCGTCGTCCCGTACTGCCAGGTCTGCACGCGGCCGTCTGGGCCGCGGTTATCAGAGACGTAGGTGCCGTTGACCGAGTGGATCGCGACCGGCAGGTCGATTTTGACCATGGGGTCGTAGGCCGCCGGGGTGTCGGGAATGATCGGGTGGCCGGCGACGTCGCAGAGAAACCAGAAGTCCTCGCCCGAAAGGTTTCGGTGGATCGCACCCATGGATGCGTGCTGAGACCACGAGGTCCAGGGGTTCGGTCGCGCGAAGAGCTTCACGACCGGGTTGGAGTCGGGCAGGATTCTTGCCGACTCGCCGGGCCCATCCCAGATTTGGATACCGACCTGCTCGATCGCTTCCGAAATCACTCGCAGGCACGAATGCACCACCCACGACTCGAGGTAGGGCTCGCGGATCTCGTCGCCTCCAGCGAGGCGCGGCGTCAGGACGTATCCAAGGGCCTCTGCAATGCTTGCGCCGCTCTTCGCGACAGCTCCGGCGTGGCCATTCGACCGCGCGGCTCCGTCAAGGCGTCGCACGTCCCAGTCGCCACCACGCTCGATAGGCAGACCGAAACCCTTGCGAACCTCCTTGCGCCTCTCCACGATGCCAGACCATGAGCAGCCCTGAATCCGAGCGCCAACCCACGTCCCACGGCTCGATCAGAAACAAGAAGCTGCGCGTGAGGCTGCGCCGGAGCCAGTTCCAAACGCTCGCATCCTTCGCCGCCCGAACAGGCGTGGCGCCATGCGACCTGCTCAGGAACGGAGGCCTGCGGCGAGCGGCGATGGACTCGCCGAAGAGCGACCCGTCGATCAAGATCGACGTGCGCGTGAGTCGCGAGGAGAAGGCGATCCTCGAGGACGCGGCGGCCAGGGCTCACTGCGAGGCGTCGACATTCGTGCGCGAGGGCACCATGTCGATCATCGCCGGAGTGATCTCGCGCAACCCTGAGCTAACGAACGCGCAGCGGAGAGCTGATGCTGGCCAGCTGGAACGTGGGTTTCCGCCCGGACCGACTCCACGCAACGACGGAGGCGTCAGCTTCGTCCGGTGACCGGCCGTACTTGTCGCGGATCTGATCCTTCGACTCCGCAATCCCGATGAATGTCCCCTCTGCCGAGCGCGTGACGTACTTGTGCGTGTGCCACTGCAGCTGCCGCCAGACGTCGACGTACTTCCTCGGGATCTGGCACAGCCCCTCCTGCATGGCGCGTCGCACCGCCCAGTAGAGCTCGGTCTTGCGGTCACGGAACTTCATGTCGCCCGTGATCTGCTTCCAGTCGTAGCGGGCGCGCGTCCCGAAGTCGACGACATCGCAGTGCAGGCCCTTCTGCCGCAGGCGGTCACCGACCCCCTTGCCGATTCCGGTGCCGTCGACGTGCAGGTTGCTGCCGGGGATCCGCTTCCCATCCGGCGCCCACTTCTCGAGCAGCCCCTCGAGCACGCCGACCGTTTTCATCGTGTCGGGAGACTTCCAGCGGTGCAGGCACGAGAGGACGCCGTTGATCCAGAGCGTGGCGATGCACCAGTCCTTGCCATCGCTCTCGCCGCCCGCGACGTCGCATCCGATGTGGCGACTCTCGGGCTTGCCGTCGTCGTAGATTTCGTACTGGTTGGCTCCCTCGAGAACCCACAGAGGGACGATCTGTTTCTCTAGCGCCGCGGTAGAGAATAGGCCGCGCACGTCCGACTGGAAAAGCGGGGACTCCTCGCCCCACTCCTGGCGCCTGGCCTCCACCCACTTCTTGTCGAGCAGCCACTCGGGGACCTCGTGGAAGCACTCGTCCGATCCCACCGGGTCATCGCCAGGCTCCTCGGCCGCGAGGTGGATCCGATACCAGCCAGAGCCATCCTTGAACGAGTTCGCGAAGGTGTGGTTGGCGTCGGCCGCCATCCTCGGGTTTCCCTGCATCAGCACGTAGACGTTGTCGCCCGAGAGCGAGCCCTCGATCGCGTCGTAGACCCCCTGAGGGACGGCGTGCCCCTCGTCGAAAATCACAAACAGTCGGTGGGCTGGGTGGTCGATGCGCGCACGCATCATCGCGTCCACCATGCCGTCGGGGGTCACCTGGTCGAGCTCATCCTCGTCGGTTTTGGGCGGCGTGACACCGGCGTGGAAGCCGAGGATGTTCTGGGGGTCGTTGACCGCGACGCCGAGGGCGAACCAGTCCGCGTCGAGCTTCAGCGACATGGCCCCGGGTCGGCCCGGGAGCTTCGATCGAGCCCTCGCGTGCGCCGCCTTGATCTTCGACCACATCAGCTCCTTCACCTGGCGGCCCGTGGGGGCCGTCGTGACGACGATCGAGGGAGCCGTCATCAGCATCCCAAGCGCCAGGTCGGCCGCCTCGAAAGTCTTCCCGGTCTTCCGAGACGAGCGCAACGTCACGCGATGGTGCTGCATGAGCGCGCGCCCGATCGCGTCCTGGCCCGGCCAGTAGAGGTGACCCAGGACCTCACGCCCGAAGCGCTGCAGGTCGCTCTTGTACGCGCCGAAGGGTGTCGTGAATCTCTTCTGAGAGTCAGCTCCGGCGGCGATCTTCAGTGCCTCCGCCCAGGCGGACTGATAGAGCTCAGGCTCCGGCGGCGGCTCAGGCTTCTTCTTCTTGGCCATCGACAACCTCCGCGTCGACCACCCGCTCCCCGAGCAGGGCGTGGCGACCCGAGTTCGCCATGATGTCGCTGTCGATCCGCTTCAGCATGCGCATGTAGATCGCCTCGGGGAGCTCGGAGCGCATCAGGGTCACGAATTTCTGCATCAGCGTCTCGAGGTCCTCGCGGCTCATCGCGTTGCGCTTGGCGAGCCTGATCTCCCAGGCCTTCTCGATCCGCTTGGCGAGCAGGTCGGCGGCGCTCACCAGATTGTTCATCGCGATGTCCTCGGACGCGCCACGCTGCAGCAGGTTCTGCAGGTCGACCATCCGAGCCAGGCCCTCCGCCGCCTTCCCGCCGCGCATGAGCGAGATCGACTGGATGCAGAGGGCGAGCGCCTCCTTGCGGAATTGCAGGCCGTCCTTCTCCTGCAGGCGCTCCATCAGGCGCTTGGCCGCCATGTCCATCACGGCGATCGGCTCGCGCAGGTCGAGCAGCGATGGATCGTTGAGCGACGCGAGGTAGCTCCGGCGCATGTCGCCGAGCGCCTCGGAGAAGCGCCCGGTGCGCTGCAGGCGCTTCTTCCTTCCAGGCCTGCACGCCTCGCACAGGTCCGAGTCGGTCGCCCTGGCGTTCTCGCACAGCCGGCACTTCTGATCGGCCGCGTAGGAGCTGACCGTCGCCGCCGGCATCGTCGTCAGCGTGCCCTTGGGCGCGCGGTTGTGGATGTTCGCCTTGCGCCGCGTCATGGCTGGTAGTGTGCGGGTGTCGGCCTCTCCTGGACGCCGCTGCCCTGACAGGCCTTGCAGACCCCCCAGCCGGTCAGGTAGAGCGCAACCCCCTCGCCCTCGCAGAGGTAGCAGAGACGCAGGACCTTCCCCTCGGCCTTGTTCTCTAGGTCATCCACGCACCGGCTTCTTACCAGTCGCCGCCTCGAATCGCACGAGAATCCTGTCGCAGGCCCTGGGGTCGCGCTCCATCGCCAGGCATTTCCTACCATGCCGCTCGGCCGCCATGATCTGGGATCCGGAGCCCGCGAAGGGCTCGAGGACCACCTCGCCGGGCATCGTGTGGTAGAGGATCGGCAGCTCGAATAGCACGATCGGCTTCTGGGTGTGGTGGATCTTATCCCCGTCCTGGTAGGTCGAGGCGGCCCAGAGATTCGAGGCGCTCGGCGGCGGGCGACGATCCTTCTCGGGCTGCATGCCTTTCACCCAGCCGTAGATCGCCTGCTCGGTCTGCCAGCCGTAGTGCGCGCGCGTCGGGACGATGCGGGTCTTGTCCCACACGATCGCCTGGTGGGGGAGGATCCCGTTGCGCGTGAATGCCTGCATGGCCTCGTGCTGCTTCTTGAAGGCGTGCCAGATGTAGATCGGGCAGCGCGGCTCGAGGTGCGGCAGCCAGGCCTGTAGCGTCGCGTGGGCGATGTCGTAGAACGATCCGTCCTTGTCCTCGCCGTCCCACTCGGCGTCGGGCTTGTACCGGACGCCCTCGTAGTTCTGCGGGTGATTCGAGTCGCCGCCGTACTCGATCCCGTACGGGGGGTCGGTCGCGAAGAGCCGGCCCCTCTCACCCCGCAGCAGGCGCTCGACGTCCTCGGGAACGGTCGAGTCGCCGCACATCAGCCTGTGAGCGCCGAGCAGCCAGAGCTCGCCCCCCCGGACGAGCTCTGGCGCGTCGGCCGGCGACTCGTCCCCACGATCGCCGTCGCCCTCTCCAAGGAGGGCTTCCGCTGCACTTCGTTTCGCCTCGCGCGCCAGGGCGCGCATGGCGTCATCGTCGAACCCAAGGCTATCTGCAAGGTCACCGTCGATGGATCCGATCCGATTCAGCTCGTCGACGAGGCTCGGGTCCCATCCGGCCAGCTCGCCAGCGCGGTTGTCGGCGATGGCGTAGGCCGAGGCCTCCTCGCCTTCGAGGTCAGAGTCCGCAACCGCGATCGTCTCCCATTTCAGCTCGCGCGCCGCCATGAGCGTGCCGTTGCCGGCGCAGACGACGCCCGACTTCGTGAGCACGATCGGTTTGCGCTGTCCGAATCGGTTGAGCGACGCCTTGATCGCCGCGAGGTTCTTCTCGTCGTGCACGCGCATGTTGCGCGGGTCGGGAGTCACCGAGTCGATCGGCACTACGCGGACCCTGAGCCCGGGCTTCGCCATGGCGTCAGTTCTTCGAGACCTTCTCGAGGATCGCCGCGGTCCTGGGGTCGATCGTCGCCGGGTCAGGCATCCAGATCGGAGTGCGCTCGACC